GCCTGCCAGTCGGCGACCGTCCGGTCGTAGAAGTCAGGCCACTGGAAAATCGGGTTCCCACACGCCTGCCGGTAGGACGTCTCGATGATCCCGGCGACCCGCAGCGGCGGGAAACCGCCACGCAGAATCGTGAACTCCTGGACCTTGTCGTCGCCGCGCTCGGTGTAGATGAAGATCATCTCGGTATCTCCTGTCGTCGTGCTGGTAGTGGTGGTGGCGGCGGGGGCGGTCCCCGCCATGGAGTCCCAGGCTGCGCGGTCACGCAGCCGGTTGAGATCGAGGCT